TCGCGCTTGTTGATCAGGAACTGGAACGCCACCAGCGTATCCTGATTGCGGATCTTACCGTTGTCAGCAGTTGGAGAGTGGAACACCAGCGACACGCTTTGCCCGTCTGATAACGGGATTAGCGCACTCATAACCGGTATGCTGGCCACACGGCGCACTTTGCCAATCACCGCGCCGCCCACAGTTTTCTGCCCGGTCGTATCCGCGCCTGCATCGTCCGTACCGGCGCTGATATTGGTCCCATTCAGGCCACGGTTTAAGGCCTTCACGAAGGCGCGCATGGTCTGCGCCAGACGCATGCGCTCGGTGCTGATCGCCTCAAACATCGCACCCGGCACCAGGCTTTCATTTCCCAGGTAGGTGTGATCGATATCGTCGATAGTGGCGCTTTCCAGCATCATATCCGCGCTGCTGCCGGTCATCAGGCCGTCATAAACCGCCTGCGCCAGCACTGCGCCAGGTGTGCGGCTCTGGAGGTCCAGCACCATACGGTTGCTTAAAATCTCATTCATCATGCTGCCTCTTCCAGTTGGGCGATCTGCTCTTTCAGCTGGCGGGTGATCGCCTGCTCCTGATTAAGCTCGGTCTGTAAGCTGTCCGCTTTTTTCTGTGCCACGTCGGCATCCCGTGTCAGCTGGTCAGCTTTCGCCTGGGTATCTGCGATTCCCGCTTTGTACGCGTCACGCTGCTGGCGCACTTCGGCCAGCAGCTGTACCGACGATTTCACGCCGCGCTTTGGCTGCGGCGAATCGTCCTTACTGGCGGCGACGCGTGCCATCTTGCGCGCCAGCGCCTTCTGAAATGCCGTTGAGCCTTTCTTAAACAGCGCGGCCAGCTGGCGTCCCAGATCGGGGATTGTTGTGACGTGGGTAAACGGCACGTTTTTGCCGTTCAGTTTCAGGCCGGAAATGTCGCCGCTGTCGTTGACCTGCACGGTCATAACCTGCTCGTCCATGCCGGTAAGGCTGAAGGTTTTAGTGAGTACACCATCCTTTTTCCGGGCTGCGCCGGCGGCGGTGATTTTGGCTATCTCAAAGCCGCTGGTAGCGATCGCCTTTTTCAGCTTCGCCAGTCCCTTCTCGTTGAGTTCATCAAAGCTCAGCAGGACGTAAGTCTTAGGATTCGACACGATATTCTCCCTGCTCTGACTTGCTAAGCTGATAAGTTCTGGTGACGGTATCCTGCAGTGGGAAGATTCGGTAAAGCGGGTTCAGGCGGCTGTTGCCGTGGGTGACGCGCACCGTCAGATACCATTCACCCGGCTCTAGATAGCGCGTGTCGATCAGCAGAAATTCCTCACTCACGCCTTTGGGTGAGAGGTCGAGTGTGCGCTGCTTGCCGGAGATAACCACTGTCGGATCGTTACTGTCGCGCAGCCAGTACTCAATTTTTGCCCCCGCCAGTTTGCCCGCGCACGCAATGTTAAAGCGGACCGGGAACGCCAGCGCGTTGTCACGCACCACCGCTACACCGCAACTCAGTAATGCCACTTTTTTACGGGCAATTGCGCAGCGATCAAATACCATCGCCGCCGCCATCGCTGTAATAAACAGATTCTGGTAATCAATCATTGGCCGGAGCCTCCTTTTGACCCAAATACGCCGTTTATTGCCGCAATGAGTCGTTCTTTAAATACAGTTGAGAGTTCACGCCAGTTGTTGCTTGCAACTAACACGGCGAGGTAAATCACGATTTCGTCCAGTCCTTGCTGTCGCGCAAAAAAATAAGCCGTCAGTCCGGTAATCAGCGCCAGCACCAGCTCGGTGGTGAAATTGAATACATTTGGTTTGATCCGGTATTCGCGTACTCCCAGCAGGAATACGCCTGTGCCGCTTAGCAAAGACAGTAGAAGCGAAACCGCGAGCATTTTTTCTACATCGGTCACATACCCCCCTTAGCACCTGGTAATCAGGTGGCGTGAGGGTACGGAGTCTGTAATTTAGAGAGGTAAAGAAAAACAGCGCCCGGAGGCGCTGTTTTGAGGGGATCAGATTGCTGCTGGTGGTGAAGGCCAGGCAGATTCCGGCACGTTGCCGATATCGGTCTCTTTCAGCTGCCGGATGTAGGCCATCCACTCCACCAGCTGCACCTTGTCATTATCAGGAAGGATGCCAAGCGCCAGCTCCGCCTGCCAGTCACTGATAAAGGCCCGCGCTTTTGCCAGCAGTAAACTTCTGGTGCGCTCAGCCATTTCCTGCAGCTCTGCGGCAGAGTGTTTATAAGCCTCCACTTTGCCATTACGGTAAACCCACCCGCCTAATCTATCCATGCCTTCTGGAATACCGGAAGCGTCTACCTCTGCCACCCAGCAGTTGATCGGCCACAGTTTTGAAGCGTCCGTGTCAAAGCTGACTACCCGACCTGCTTCGTCGTACACAATTTTCATTGTGTCTGGTGAATACAGTTTTTGCGATTCATACCAGTCCTGACCGCTTTTGCAACGGACGAAAATAATATTCATGTCATTGAGCGACTGTAGTCTAGCGACCTCTACTTTTTCTTCGTCAGTGGAAGATTCAGTAATGACCGGCACATCCGGTGTGTATTTTTTAAATGGTCCAAAATTTAACATGTTCATCCTTACGCAAAGCCTGCTGTATACCAGACACCGTTAATACAATACTGAACGCACCGCGCAGTCACGATGTCGATATATTGATCCTGGTTGTCGTTCCTGGCAGACGTTATAACGTAGCCGCTCTCTTCAGACATACCGGGGCCGTTCCAGGTTGATGCTTGTTTGAAACCAGCAAATCTGACGGCAGTAACAAATCGTGCTGCCATGTAGTTATTGATAAATCCGCCCCAGACCGGACCATAGATATTTCCATCCGCATGCATGACCGACTGACCATTACCCGAATACACCACATTACCGGCAAAAAGATTACCACCAGCATTGATAGTTCCATTTGCTGAAAAGTTGCCACCTACGTTGACATTGTGGCTCATAAGGACGTCGCCATTCGTGCTATTAAAGCTGAACGGCCTTAGAGTATTAAACGCCCCATCCGGATCATTCTGGTTTGTGACCAGCATGTAATAGCTTGAGCCATCAAACCGGTGCAGCATTCCGACGCCTTTGCCACCAGTCGGACGTATGCGGAAGTCCGGATCTTCTGTAACTATTTTTCCATATACATAAAGTTTGTTCGCGGTAAGCCGGGCCGTTATAACGTTATTGGAATAGAAATCAAGAACGCCATCCGACGGGCAAACTAAACCGGTGTCCGAATCCCCAATGTTGATCGAAGCTGCAGAGCCAGCAAAAGCTGCCGTTCCAACGCTACCAATATTTATATGGTTTGATGCCCAAAATGGCCCCGTTACATAAGCGCCATTATTAAAATGTGCATCTTGATCAACTGTAAGCGTCCCCGTCAAATGCGACGCTGCACTGATATTAAGACGACCGGCAACGATATTCATGGTTGCCTGCCCCGTAACAGCCGCATCAGTTGCATCGACCAGAATACGGGCGTCGTAGTCATTCAGCTTCGCAGTTGATGAATTAAAGTCGATATAAGGGTTTGCTGAAATAAGGCTGACCTGGCCTCTGAACTCCGCAGCATTAGAAGCCCTTAATATATCGCTAACTTCCAGTCCGCCTTTTACCGACAACGCGATATAACTGGCTGGAGTGGCAGTATCCACACCGCCTATAATTGTCTGACCGCGCAGATAGTTTGGTGCCGTTCCCTGCATATACAGGTTCCACCGATTTAATCCTGCGCGTTGCGTCATCATCCCTTCAAACGCAAAGGCTGATTTAATGCTGAGATTGGCTTTGTCAAAAACACGGAACGACGACATTAGCCCTACAGTCGCGTTAGCATTAACAACTGTGCTGTTACTCCAGAACTCAACAACTTCCGGCACGTTTTGACCAGTGCTTCCGTCACCTACTGACATTTCCACACCAAAACCAATACCGCGAGTTGTCGCGTCTGCACCAATATTGGTGTAAGCCATTGCAGCAATCTGCGTCGCTCCTGTCAGATTGCCTTTGCCAGGTGCTGTGTTTCCAAGCGTCAGCATGCGTCCAGTACTGTCACTGCCACCGCCAAGTGCAAGGTGGCCTTTGTCGCTGAAAAGCGCGATATTCTGGTTCCACGTTACACCATTATTCCGGCTATCCACATCGAGGCGCAGGCTACTGCCCTCGCCTCTCAAGCGAAAGCCAGCTGCGTCTGCGTCACGATCAATGAATGAGACGGTAGGTGCAAAGCTGTTAACTGTGATCCCCTGAGTGCCATCACTGTTACTGCCCGTTACCACCAGCGCGGCATTGGTCAGATCGCCTACCGCTGTTGCGCCCTTCGCCAACACGTTTACCGGGCCGGTAAAGTCAGCTCCCCTGTTTACCGTGAGGTTGCCGCCGATAATCGCGTTGTTCAGGAGGTTCATTGTTGAAACGTTAGTTTCGCCCGTACCGTCGCCTGACAGGGTGAGCCATGTACTCGTGATTGAGTTACCCCACGTCACGGCATCGTTACTGTCTCTGGCCTGACCAAAATACCAGTGCAGCGTGTCATCTGACTTTTTGCCGCGCAGATAGTAGGCTTTGTCTTTAGTTTTGGGCTTCAGTTGCAGCGTAATTGCGTCAGCGGCAAAGAGTCCGGCTCCATCCGACGACAGGCCTCCACCACCGGTGATAGCCAGTCCGCCAGCACCCTGCAGTGTGGCTAAGCCGTCTCCGCCATTAAGAGCGAGGCGTGCAGTAACCACGCCGGTTGACGCACGCGCATCTATCACTATTTTTCCGCCGCCGTGCGTCATATTGGTAGTGGTAATGCCGCCGAGGATCCTGCCGCTCCAGGCATCACCACTTACTGCCGCCACACGGCCCACAATCTGCATGATGTCTGTTTCGTATGCCGGAGGTTTGTCATCCAGCTGGTCGGTCCGCAAAAATGTCATCGACGGTACAGACGGCTCAGAACGGATCACACCAATACGGTATCCAGCGCTGATTTGAGAACCGACGTCCAGATTTTTTGAGACCGTCAGCTTTGGCGTTTTGATATCGGTCAGCTTGTTCAAGCTGGTGATATCGTTGTTATCGCCTGCCTTTGCCGCGCCCAGATTAACCAGGTCCGCCAGTGTCATGCTGGCGCTGTCCATCACCTTCCGCCAGCCGTTTTTATCCGCACCGGCTGACAGCCCGGACCACGCCCAGTCGCCTGAAACTTTACCTGCCAAACGCAGATACATCACGCCACCTTGCGCCACCAGCAGCTGTAGGAGTGCAGCGTCGGCATCATATTTCCGGCGCATGTTGAATAGCTGGCCACGCAGTGTCTGCGTAGTTTTGCCAAGATCAACCGGACCGTCATTGAAGGTGCCGCTCAGTGTCCAGAAGGCATTCTGCTCAGTCACTGATACGTCGGCCAGTGAGGTGATTTTGCTGTCCAGTACCAGAGACGGCGCGCCCACACCAAACGCACCCACGGCCATCAGCGCACCCGGCGTCATATCCAGAGGGTTTGTCTGCTGGTCTGCCTGTGCGGCGGTACCGAGACCGAGATTTTCCCGCGCCTCCGGCACGTCCGGCAGATCAGCCAGATTCTCACTTGCAACAAGCTGTTTCTCGTTGACCAGCTGATCCAGCTCGATGTTTTTACGGAACATCGCTTTGTCGTGAATATCCGAGCCGTTATTGGCAATGACCATGTTTTTATCGATCATGCCTTTAAGGATTTTCAACCCCTTGAGGTTAGCCGCAATCAGCTCATCGTCGCTGGTGTAAATCGAATCCAGCGTGATACCGACCTGCCGGTTGATACGGTAGTTGGTGACGATCATTGCCTGCGTAACCTGCGTGGTGCCAGTTGGCACAAGTACGCGGCAGAGCTCCAGCTGGTTCGGCGTCAGCGCAACTGAGATATCCTGCGCAAAGACGCGTGCGGCCTCAACTGTGGAAGTGATATCTACCTGATCTGTCTTCACGCCCAGCTTGTAGTTTGCTTCCAGCACGATACGGGTAGTTTTGCCCGCCACGACCGGCAACGTCAGATCGGCCAGGTGCTGTATGGTGATCTGGTGGGCGTTTACGTCGATTGAGGCCGCGCCCTGCCCGCCTTCCGCCCCTTTTGAGGTAACGACGACATTCATACCGGAACCGGCGACCGGCGCAAAGCCCAGGTAAAAGCCGGATCGCACAATGCCCTTCAGTTTGCGGTTTAAAGCGGAACTGGTGTAAGTCTCCAGGTACTGCATATCCGCCGACAGCGGTGCGGTGCCATATGCTTTCCCCGCCATAACGCCGATATCGGTAATTTCATTACTGCTCATGTGCGTTACGCCGTTTTCTGTTCGATGGTGACGATAAGACGGTAGGCCTTACCACGGAATACGGTGTCCTGCTGCAGGCATAGCACAGCAAACGCATTGCCGTCAGCGTCCACCAGCGTCAGCGTATTGAGATCATAGGCTTTGCCTTCCGGAAGAATGGCTTCATCCAGCTGAATGGTGATCGAGATATCAGCGCCCGTGCTGGTGAGGACCAGAGGCGTTTCAGTGAATTTACCGGTAAGGTTGTCATTGCTGAACGTGGAGGGAATATCCGCGATGTTCCAGCCGCCAGCGGCGTTACTGCTGACCAGTGTGGACTTGCCCCAGTAGGCTTTCACCATCTGGAAGCGGGAACCCTTGCCGATGGAGGATTCAGCGCGACGGATGTAGTAGTAATCCAGCAGCTTCGCTTTAAACAGCTTGCTGCTGACAGAGATAGTATCAGCCATAAAAAAAGCCTCTCAGAGTTAAGAGGCCAGAGGGTATGGAGTTCGTAAAATCCGATGGTCAACTACGCGACAAATTGCTCATAAAAAAGCGTGGCGATCGTGCTGTTGCCGCTGCCGTCGTCGGGCAGAGCCAGAACAAACTCTGGCATGCCGTCATAGGGAAACGCCATTGTCACGCTACTGCCGTCCGTGCTGGTGGCTGTGATGCCCTGGCTATTGCCCTTCTGAATGCCAACATACTGCACGCCACCGTCCGTGAATAACCGGGCGCGGCTGTCACTGGCAGCGCTGGCAATATCAATGGGCGCTGGCGCGCCATCAGGCCTTGCGAGGTAGTCATTGGTCCAAGCATCTGCAGCAAACATATCGTAGCGTTCGCAGCGCTTAACCTGGCGTAACGGCACGGCGGGAATATCGAACTGCTGCTGTGTGGCCATGTGCAGGTTTTTGATCTCCGACTGGAGATCGACGTAAGACAATTTGGCCTGATAGTCGATACCGGCGCTGATAAGCGTGATGTTTTCAGCGTCTGCGCTCATCTCAAACGAGATGAATAGCGCTAAGCCGTCAAACACGATGTGAAGCGGCAGCAGCGGCGCAATGATCCGGTCAAACTGGGTTAGCAGCTTCTGAACTGCAACATCCTGCTCCATGTAGCCATACCGCGTATATAGCTCATTCAGCGCCACCGAGATTTGCGCCCGTGACGTCAGGAAGAATTCGCCCTATTTTGCTTCTGCAATCGCCAGGCCTTCTTTTGTGGTGAAGAAGGTGCCATATGGTGCCAACTCCTGATCCACCGGCGCATATAGCTCCTGCCAACTGACCGGCAGGTTATCGAACTCGCGCCAGAACGTAGAGGTGATCGGCTTATCGGTGCCTTTAAAATGCACTTCGTCAAGGCGCTGTGCCAGCAGTACGGGCCTACTGGTGTCCGTGGTCTCTGCTACGATGAAAAAGCGTCCATATTCGCTCATGCGCAGCGTCAGATCGTCCTTATTCATCGTGTAGTAGCTTTTGCGGTTGGTAATACGCTCCAGTATCGGCTCTACCGCATCCTCGAAAATGCTCTGGAGAGTATTAGCAAACCCTGACCACAGCTCAGAGCCCTGCTTTTCTTTGGTTAGCCGGTCTTTTACCCAGTTTTTAATCATGGCCGTGCCTTACAGGTAGTTAATATCAAACGTAGAGTTAGCCACATCGAGATAAATAAAATCGTTCAACTGCAGGGCCGTTTTCATATCGTGCGGGGTCAGCTCATAGGAGATAAACAGGTTCAGCTCTTCAATCACGCGCCACAGGTCTTTTACCTGCACCTGTGAGAAGTGCTTACCGGCTGCAACGCCATTCTGATCGCTGTCGCCAAACGTTGTTGCATCCCGTCCGAACCGTGCCTCAAGTGCTTCCTGAACGGCTTTTTTAGCGTCTGACAGAATGACGTTCTTCTTCGCCAGCGCGGTCAGTGAGATCGTGAATGGCTCTTCCTGTGTCCGGACGTAGCGAAACTTCTTATTGATCTCATTCGGAATGGATGTGACAGCTGTCATGAGCAGGGTTTCAAGCTCAGCCTGCGTGTACCCCGGCTTGTGACCACAGAAGAAAATCGTGTTGATGTTGCTTAGTGACTTAATGCCGGTTGATAGCTCCTGTTCCTGCTCACCCCAGGCACTGATCCACGACATACCCGGTACAGCACGATTGAGGAAGTACTTGTAGTCACCGCCCCACACTACCTGTTCGTCATAGGCCACGTAGTACTGCGCCCGGTTGCGCGTTTCCTCCGTGCTTTCAAAGCCGCTGCCGCCCGTGATTGGCGTCGTAGTCACGACTTCGATCTTGCTGTTCATGTCGGCAATATTACCCGCTGGCGTCAGTTTCTGGCCCTGCGTCAGAGTGGTGTCGCCCCGGCTGCACCACACATCCAGATCAACCTTACTGCCGGTCTTCGGCATCTTCCCGATCGCACCGTCACCAAAGCGCACGCCCAGCTGCTCAGAGGGTTTGTAAACCAGCACGTAATGCTGGCTTGAGCCACGGGACAGACGAAATAACGGGTTATTCTTCCACAGCGTTTTGTTCTCGTTTTCCGTCACGTAAACGTCCATTGAAACTGTTTCCTCCGTAATATCACGCGGCAGCATTACCGTATAAAACGGTGCTTCAGCATCAATTGCGGATGACACGTTGACGTGCTCCATCTGGCGGACGTCGTTCACTACGACGCTATGGCCAGCAGGTATAATCACCACATCGGTTGTGACATAGGGCAGCTGTGCGTTCGACAGGAACTCCGCGTAGATTGGCAGCTGAATGTCTTCATCTGTTTTATTGGTAATCTTCACACTGCCCCACGACGGCGTGATTAAGTGACCGAGATAATTACGGTCTTCGGCTGCGGCCAGAATGCTTGATCGCTTCGTCGCCGTTGAGATAAAACCCTCAGTCAGACCGCGCTCAGCGGTAGTCTGTGCGGCGTAGATGATCTGCGCGCCAAACACGGCCATCATCTGAATGAACTGGCTGTTGGTAAATTTTTTCCACCAGCTGTTCGCCTGTAGTTGTCCGTTAAATTTTTCCAGTAGCTCCTGAATACTCACAATTTACCCCGATTAACTTTTGTTCATGGACACGGCCAGCGGGCCGTAAGATGTAATGAATGTAATTTGCCAGGTATCGACATTTTGCGGCGCGCAGCGGATAGCACGCAGACCCAGACCAGGCAGATCGATACGCAGCTTGCGGATCAGCGCGGCCTCAATGGCAACTTCCGTTAAGTGGCCGGTTTCAGAGCCTACCGGCTCATGTTTGAAGTCCTGCATGGTGTTCCCCCATCCCGGCAGGCCATAAACGCTTCCCTGTGGCGTTCTTAACCATTCTTCCAGCCGGGCAAGCCAGGCATTAGATTCCCCGCTCTTTACCACTACGCCGCCCTGATCCACGCGCATAAGGCAGTCAATTTCGTTTTGCATGTGTTAGTCCTGCAGTAGGTCGTTGAGCGCCGGATCACTGATGCTCAGGGTTGATGATGTGCGTGGTGCCGGTTGCGCCGTGTTGACCACTTTGTCCGGCGCGGTGTCGCTTTTTTTCTTCGTGACGCCCAGCAGTGCTTCCAGCTGGGTGCGCATACCTTTCAGCTCCTTCAGCATGTCCTGATCGTGATTGCTGGTATCGCTGCTCATCATCGGGCGCATGCCGCTGCGCGGAAGATCGGTCACGTTCTGGATCTGTGCCGGGTGATTCAGAAGCGGTTGCTGTGCAGGTCTTGTCTGCGCCGCACTGCTGCCGCTCAGGTATGACTTACCGGCGCTGGCCAGCGTCTCCGTTCCGCTGTCGAGCCAGCCACCAGCTTTGCTTGTAAGCGGAGAAATGGCGCGCAGAATGCCCGGATCAGAAATGCCTGCCTGGTCCAGCACGCTGCTTACCATGTCGTTGCCGCTGAAGCCCCCAAGAGTCTGACTAAAGGTGTCGCTGATAGCGGGCATTATCGAGGCGCTGACGGCGTTTACCCCGTCTCTTGCACCGCCGAGCATGCGATCAAATAGGCCGCTGGCTTCTGGTGCTGCAGCTGGTGAACGGGTACTGGCCACAGTGATCGGCGTATCAGACGTGGCAGAGCCGGGACGGGCGCGCACGCTGTCGGTTGAAACGTGAGATGTGGCGGCTGGACGTGAACGGCTGGCTATCTGGTCCGGTGACAGTGCGGCCAGCTGGAGGCCTGCCGGGAGTGATTCACCAGCAGGCAGGGACAGGCCGCTGGTGGGACGTTTACGGGACATACCGGCCACACCCAGTGATTCAGTCGCGCCCTGCACTTTGCCGTCAGCCCACTCATTAAGCGCTTTGACCTGGCTCCATGCGCCAGCGCCGGCGTGTTTGATTTTCTCTACTGCGCCGCTGGCTGGCTTGTTCTTGTCGGCTTCCTTTGCTGCAGCAACCTGCGAGACCGTAGGCGCTGTCGTGGCGACTGCTGGCACTGCTACTGCGGGTGCTGTCACAGGTGCGGAAATTGGTGCAAGTGCGGCGGCAGGTGCCACCGCGCCCGCTGTCAGTTTCACCTTTTCGCCAGCAGAATAAAGTGAGTCCGCTGCAATAGGTGCCTGCCCCTGCTTCGCACGCGCTTCATTCACCGATTTCAAGGACTCATCGCTAAATTTCCCGCCGACCCATTTACCATTTTCATTGTGGCCAATGGCGTTCATCATGAAATCGTTCGTGACCTGCGGATTGCCGCCCTCGATAGTGGCAATACCGCGCATCATCTGTGTCATGACTTTTGGATCTTTCAGATTCAGCTGCTCATCGCCACGCACGCCCAGCTTTTTAGAGAGCGAATCCACGTACTGTGACGTGTTGTTTTCGCTCTCCGGCGCGTACAGCTTGATAATGTCCTGTACGGTATTCAGTTTTTGGTATCCGGCAGCTTTAGAGGTGCCTTCTGAATAGCTGGTTAGCTGGTTCGCCAGCGCCCTGAATCCTTCCTCCGGCGTGTTGAATTTGGCAAATCGCGCTTCGCCTTTGCCGTTTTTGGCCTCCAGGCTTGCGCCCTCTTGCCCGACATAGTTCAGGTTGCCAAAGTTGTTGTTGCGGAAGGATCGGACCTTCGCATTTGCGCCACCCACATTAAGATCAGCGCCGATGCTGTTTTTCGCAACGTCGGCATAATCAGCGGTGCTTTTGCCCTGCGTACCTACGCCGTCCTCGCCCCACTCGCCACCCTGCAGCTGTGAACCCAGGCGGTTAATTGCCGTGACGGTTTTGGTAGTGCCATCGGTGATCGCTTTCGTCTGTTCAGCGCTGGTGCCGGTTAGCTTGTCATATACGCCCGACGCACTGGTTGAGAAGGCGCTGAACATGTCACCTACCTTGCTTAGCCCCGAATCCAGCCCCTTAGCTATATCGCCGGTATCAAATGTAAGTGATTTCGCAATCCCGTTCATACCCAGCGCAGAAGCGCCGGACGCCAGCAGGCCGGACGCACCAGATACCAGTCCGCCCATATTCAGCACGTTGGCGGTGGTGTACTCGCTCCTCTGCCTGCCGCTGATGGTATCGCCTTCTTTAACACCAAAGGCTCTCTGCTGGCCGTCTGTGTCGTTGTACCCTTCGTATGCGTCCATGCCCGCGCCGATAACGGTCCCGACTAATGGGATCGCTTTAAGCGCAGTTTTACCGGCGACTTTACCGGCAACTTTCAGCCCTCCCTTTTCCGTTGTTTTCTCAGCTGCAGTCTGAGTAGCCTTCTCGCCAGCTTTAGACACTTCTTTTCCAGACACACCGCCAGCGGCAATAGTTGCACCGGCAGCAGCAGTTGTCGCCGCTGCACCGGCGACCGTTGCAGCCTTTTTGCCGCCTTTCAGCACTTCCATTGCCTTTGCCAGCAGACCTTTCTTTTTCGGTTTTGGCTTGGGTTTAGAGGCATCCGGCTTGCCTTTACCGTCCGGCAGCAGATCTCCGGCTACGTCAGCCACATCAGCAGCAGCTGACAGAGGTCCGCGTTTACGGCCGCGGCGTTTACGCCTGCCCGGAATCAGCGAGTCCATCAGCCCGCCAGCGCCTTTACTGGACGTATGAGACAGCTTTTTGACTTCCTCGCGCACGTCGTCCAGAGCATCCACAATGCGATCGTCATTGGCGGCGATAACTTTGGTTTGTTCCTGCGTGACCTGGATAGCCTTAGCCTGTTGAGCGTTTTTAAAACCGTCTGCGGATTTTGGCTTACCGATTGCTGGTGGCGTTCTGGCTTCGGTAGTTACAGGTGGATGAATTAATGGAGGCTCCATTTTCAGCGCAGCGTTGCCTTCCGTTTTACCCTGCATGAAGTTTTTTAGCGTAACGACGTTCTTACCGACTTCGGCAGAAATGTCATACATGCCTTTACCCATCATCCAGAGCGGACCACCAGCAGCCGTGCCAGCAATGTCTGCGCCTGAAGACATACTATCGCTGTTCGTTTCAGTGGCAGATTCCAGCATGCTCCCCAGTGATCGGAAAAATCCCTGCTGTTGTTTTTGCTCAGCGCGGCGCGCATTTTTTTCCTGGGTTTCAGCTGACGCAGCGGCAGAATCTGTACGTGCTTTAAAGCGGCCCCCGGCATCACGACCAGGCGTGTTACCCCCAGCCGTACTGGTTTCAGACTCCACTTCTGAATCAGCTTTCGACTGACGAACAGAACGTACATTTCTGACACTTGAAACGCCACCAGCAACACTCAAGCTCGTTTTTTTATTACCTTTTAAAGGTAAATTTTCTTCACTTATCTGACCTTTAGACTGCCTCCAGTTATCTAAAGACACGGAGTTTTTATTTTTATTACCTTCTAAAGGAGATTTATCACCTTTCAAACGCCTTTTTTTGACGCTTAAAAGGTCATTTATTTCCGTAGGTAATTTTATTTTACTTTCTGTCTTATTTTTTTCCTTTAAAGCGTCATTTTTATAATGGATTTTTTCTTTTCTTTCTTCACCTACTTGCCGGGAAAGGGATCGTGTAACACGCATCCCTGTAGTCTCCTGGCGGTTATTCAAGTGTTGAGAAGGGCGTAATTTTGATATTTCCTGACGTATAAGAGCCATTTCCTTTAGTTGGTCACGGCTGGCAATCTCAATTGCGTCAATAATCTGGTTAAATTCCTGGAAATTCTTCATTCAGATCCGCTTCTGCTTCTTCTCAATTGTTCTGTGAGCGTGTTGTTCATCTGAATAGCACGCCATAAAGGTAGTGCGTCAACGTCACCTACGGGCTGGCGGGCTGTCAGCGTCAGGTTGTCAATGATGGTTAGCCATCCACTGAGGTGAAAATCGTGGAACAAAAAATCCAGAGCGAAATGGGATAAACAGTTGAGTCGTGTTCATCTGCATGCCCTCCTTTTCGCAGGCGCATGGCGGGAGCAGAAGACGAACCTCACCCTGTGTGATTTGCATCAGTAGGCCATGCCGGAGATTGCGCTGCATCAGCTGAATGTGAGCCACCAGCGGCGCGAACTCGAGATCGGGAACCATGCTTTCCAGTATGTCGAAGCGGCGATTTGCGGCCTCTTCATAGTCTTCCGGATCGTCATCTAACGCGGTGCAAAGCGCGAACTCCGCGATGCGCATGCGCATAATGGCGGCTTCATAATCCAGAGCGTCAGCATCCGGCAGACCGGCGCGCATACGCTCCAGCATTTCCTGCCCGCGCCCGGTCAACGGCTTAAGTGTCCACTCAGTCGGTACACCATTGACCGGGACATTGACGCGCTCATAGGGCGCAATGGTCAGCAGCTCAACGGTCTCCGCCAACTCGCCCAGATCAAAGTCATAGGTGTGAAGCTCCTGGCAGTGCTCACAGCTGTAGTGAAACGCCTCCAGGTTATCAGCGCGGCTGTTAATCATGATCCACCACAGCGCTGTGCGTCGTTCCTGTGCGGTCCAGTCGCGGCTATCATCAATCGGGCCTTCCTGCAGTGCATTCAGGTATTCCGTAACGCGCCGCTCGTCGCCGAGCACGTCGGGAGAGCAGTACTTTAGGGCGTCTTTGATCACGGGCTGACGGAAGATGATTTCAGTAGTAGGGCGCGACGCCAGCGGCAGTGGAGGAATGATCACTGTGTTGTCCTTCAGAATTTAATGAGGTTTGATGCGGATGATTGAACCTGGTTTGTAATTCCCCCGGTTACTCCTTTCAGCAATCCGTTTGCGAGACTTCCGGCGCTGGTGTACTTCACGAACGTAACCGGAATGGTGGCAAACTCGCCTACGGCATCACGGGCGCGGGAAATCTCACCGATCGTAGTGATAAAGCCTTTCATTTCCTCTTCCAGCGTGGCGCGACCGTCCTGTGAGACGCGATAGATCCGGATGTTAAGCAGGTAGGCTGGCGGCAGATTAAAGGTGCCGTCTCCGTTATGGATCCGCGCACGACGCTCCTTAAACTTCTGGAGAAGTTCGCCATCCTCGTTATCACGAACGGTCATCGAGACAGAGCCCGCCGTAACGTGAGTGGGCTTCACAAACTCGTTACCGCCAATCAGCTTGCTTTCAGTCTCAACATTGCCCGTGCTGTAGGTGATATCTTTCACGTACATGTCCACGCGGGAGAAGCCGTCTATCTCGATGTTCCACTGCCAGCCCTGCGCATAACGGATGCGCATAGCCATTTCAAGGATGGTTTTTGCATTGGCCAGTTCAGGTGGCAGACCGCCATACGATGCGCCGGCGCCGCCGCTCATGCTGGCGGAGGCACGGGATAGAATGTTGGATATCAAATTGCTTCCGGCCTGTTTGGCCGTGCTGGTGGCAAAGCCTTTGATGTTCCCAGCCAGGCCGTTAAAAAAGCTCATAGCGCCCCCTTACCACGTGCTCATTGCGGGAATGATTGCCCGGCTTGCGGAGATCTGCATTTCCAGATCGGTTTTACGCTGGTGGAGCGTTGCCTCGTCCGGCAGAAAGGATGCGTCAAACTTCCCGGCGATGTGCAAACGGCGCAGGCGCTCTACGTTCGGGATAGCGATCAGCACTTCCAGGTAGTCTTCAAGCAGCCCGGTAATGTCTGCCGGTAACTGCGTTTCTTTGTAATCGCAGTCGCGGATATTGCGGAAGTAGAGCAGGGTAAACGGCCATTTCTCGCGGCCAGTCAGCTCAAGCTCAATGGTTGAATCGTAGGGATCGGCATA